TCAACATTCCCACACCTATCATGGCGGGAGTGCGAACTCCACTTCGACAATTTGCTAGCTGTGTTCTTGTTGATGTTGATGACACCCTCGATAGCATCTTTAGTTCTGATATGGCTATCGGCAAATATGTTGCACAAAGGGCGGGCATCGGTATCAACGCGGGCAGAATCCGTGGCATCAACAGTAAAATCCGAGGCGGAGAAGTTCAACACACTGGTGTTGTACCATTCCTTAAAAAGTTTGAGTCAACTGTCCGCTGCTGTACACAGAATGGAATTCGCGGTGGGTCAGCAACTGTCCACTTCCCAATCTGGCACCAAGAAATCCAAGACATCATTGTCCTGAAGAATAACAAAGGCACAGAAGATAATCGAGTTCGTAAACTTGACTACTCTATCCAGATTTCAAAGATTTTCTATGAACGTTTTATCCAAGATAAGGAAATCACGCTATTTTCCCCTCATGATGTTCCTGGTTTGTATGAGAGTTTTGGGACCGATAGGTTTGATGAGTTATATTGCAGTTACGAATCTGATCCAAACGTCCCCTCCAAGCGAGTCCGTGCTCAAGGATTGATCTTAGACTTGCTGAAGGAAAGAGCAGAAACTGGTCGTGTTTATATTATGAATATTGACCATTGCAATTCTCACTCTTCTTTCAAGGATAAGGTTAATATGAGCAATCTGTGCCAGGAGATCACTCTTCCCACAGATCCTATCAATCATATTGATGATGAAATGGGAGAGATTGCTCTTTGCATCTTGTCTGCAGTTAATGTTGGCAAAATTAAATCTGACGAAGAACTTGAGGACCTTTGTGATCTTTCTGTTCGTGGACTGGAGGAACTGATTGACTATCAGGAGTATCCTGTGAAGGCAGCAGAACGCGCTACAAAGGCACGTAGGTCTCTTGGAGTAGGTTTTATTGGTCTTGCCCACTACCTCGCCAAACTTGGATATTCATACGACTCTCAGGAGGCATGGGATGCTGTTCATGGACTTTCTGAATCCTTCCAGTATTACCTTCTGAAGTCTTCTAATCGGATTGCTAAAGAGAAAGGTTGGTGTGCTGACTTTGGTCGCACAAAGTATTCTGATGGAATCTTGCCGATTGATACATACAAGAAGGATGTTGACGAGATTACCAGTATTCAATATGAGCATGATTGGGAGGGTCTTAGAAAGTCCATTTTGGAGTACGGACTCAGACATAGCACATTGTCCGCACAGATGCCTTCGGAGAGCAGTTCCGTTGTGTCAAACGCAACCAATGGAATCGAACCACCTCGTGACTACCTGTCCATTAAGAAGTCAAAGAAAGGTCCACTCAAACAGATTGTTCCTCAATATGGATCTCTTAAGAACAATTATACGCTTCTGTGGGATATGGAGTCCAATCGTGGTTATATTAATGTTGTTGCTGTGATGCAAAAGTTTTTTGATCAAGCAATTTCAGGAAACTGGAGTTATAATCCAGAAAAGTATCCCGATAATGAAGTCCCAGTGTCCACCATGGCACAAGACTTTTTAACTACATATAAGTACGGTTGGAAAACCTCCTACTATCAAAACACTCATGATATGAAGAATGATGAGGTAGTAGAAGATAAATCAAATTTGAATACTATTTTAGCAGAGTTAGAACAAGCCGAGGAGGGAGAGTGTGAATCCTGTGCAGTTTAAAGTTTCTTCCGTAGAGGATAATAATACTATGACAAAAGTTAAGGGCATGACGGTCTTTAACACTGAACAAGTTAATACTAAAAAGCAACCAATGTTCTTTGGTCAACCTCTGGGAGTCCAGAGGTATGACTCATACAAATATCCAGTTTTTGATAAACTGACAACTCAACAACTGGGTTACTTCTGGAGACCAGAAGAAGTTTCTTTGCAGAAAGATCGTGGAGATTATCAAACACTTCGTCCAGAACAAAAGCATATCTATACAAGCAACCTCAAATATCAGATTATGCTTGACTCCATACAAGGGCGTGGTCCTGGGATGGCTTTTATACCTTATTGCAGTCTACCCGAACTAGAAGCATGTATGGAGGTCTGGGGATTCATGGAGATGATCCATAGTCGCTCATACACTTATATTATCAAGAACATCTATTCCGATCCCTCTGAGGTCTTTGATAAAATCGTCACTGACAAACGCATTTTAGAACGTGCTAGTAGTGTTACTGAAGCATATGATGACTTTATTCAATCTGCTCATCAACATGATAATTCTAATGAATGGATTCATGCTTTAGAACAAGTACCAACCGCATTAGAAAACAAGTATGAACTCAAACGCAAACTCTACAGAGCAATTGCAAATGTTAATGTTCTTGAGGGTATTCGGTTTTACGTTAGTTTTGCTTGTAGTTTCGCCTTTGGTGAACTCAAACTCATGGAAGGATCTGCAAAAATCATCTCACTAATTGCTAGAGATGAAAATCAACATCTAGCAATCACTCAGAATATTTTGAATAAGTGGAAGTCTGGTGATGATCCTGAGATGAAGAAAATTATGCAAGAAGAAGAAGAGTGGACTTATAAGATGTTTGATCGTGCTGTAAATGAAGAGAAGAGGTGGGCAGACTATCTTTTCAAAGATGGAAGTATGATTGGTTTGAATGATAAACTTCTTCAACAGTATGTTGAGTGGATTGCTAATCGCCGTCTTAAGGCAATTGGACTGAAACCACAATACGATATTTCTGCAAATAACAATCCACTTCCCTGGACACAACATTGGATTTCCTCTAAGGGTCTTCAAGTTGCACCTCAGGAAACGGAGGTAGAGAGCTATGTGGTTGGTGGTATCAAGCAAGATGTGAAAAAGGACACATTTAGTGGTTTTCAACTTTGATCTATGCTTAAATAGAGGGAGTTGCATCTAAGATATGAGAGAGCAAGTTTCAATTGCAGAACTCAAAAATAAAATAGAAAAACTTAAGAACGAACTCTATTGGGAAGAACATAAATATGGGTCACAAGCAAGAGAACTTGCACATAAATACCTGAACAGGGTATTTGATATCATTGAAGAACTTAGACTATGAAAATCCATGGTTGTATTTGGAGAGACCTTTTACTACCGATGATATTGGTGAGTTTTATGGTTTTGTGTATAACATTACCAATCTCACAAATAAACGACAATACATTGGGAGAAAGTATTTTTGGTCTCATCGAAAACCTCCAGGTAAAAAACGAAGAGTAAAACGTGAATCTGATTGGAAAAAGTATTATGGGTCTTGTCCGGAACTTAAAGAAGACATTGAGCGATTTGGTAGACAAAATTTTAGTAGAACTATCTTGTCTTTACATAAAACAGCTGGCAAGACAAACTTTGAAGAAACAAGACAACTCTTCATCCATGGAGTCCTCACCGAATCACTTGACACAGGCGGACCCGCATACTACAATAGCAACATCCTCAGCAGGTACTTCCGAAAAGATTATTATGATGGAAACTGAAGAAATTGTCATGAACGTCCGCGAATGGGCAATTGGAAAAGTTCAAGATTATAATGGTCAAGGGATCGACCGAATCTATGATCAAATGGCATTGATGGCAGAGTTTGACGAATGGTTTGATCCTGAAGAAGATTTAGATGTTCTATGTCTTGACGAAATCACCCAAGAGCAGTATGATGACTTTGTTGATTACATGAATGACGGCATTGAACGTGGGTAATCAACTGCGGTAATCCCCTTGGTAGTTCAGGATTAGCGGCGATAGGAACTACCACTTGGGTCCATAGTTAAGGGGATATAACCTCCGCCTTCTAAGCGGATGTCCTAGGTTCGAATCCTAGTGGACCTGTTAGGAACTTGAGACGTTCCAACCAGAGGTGCCCAGCGGTTCGGATATACCGAAACCCTGTAGTTGGGAATCAGCCCCCTTTGGATATTCGCGGTGGACCTGCGTCTTACTCCGGTGTAGACTGTCAGAATGTTGGGTGAGATGTAGCCCCGTCCTCAATCAGGCGCTTGATTGAGAAATGCATTCGGATAAGTGCATCGTCATGCTCGAATAGCGCAGCGGTAGCGCAGTTGCTTTACACGCAATTGGTCGGGGGTTCGAAT